CTCTCTGAGGGTGAAATAATCCCGTTCAGCGGAGTCAGTAAGTCGGGGGCCGGTAGCATCGACCATGCCGCCGGTGCCGGTCGCTCCATTCGTGGGGCAGTTTGCGTTGAGCTGCAGCCGCTTACGACCAGCAATGACATCGCTATGCAGACGCTCAATGGTTTCTTTCGCATCAGCCAGTTCTCCGGTGTATTTGGCATCCAGTGCAGCGACATCGCGCTGGCGTGTCTGCATGTCTTTAATGGTGGCATTCGCCAGGTTGAGATTCTCGGTGGCCTTATCGCGCTGATCTTTGTAGGTGATGGCGTTGTCGCGGTAGTGATTCACGAAGAACGCCAGCACGCCGATTAACGCTGCCACCAGCAACTGCAGCCAGAAACGCTTTACCAGTGCGCCAATCACGACAGGAACAGAGCGCGCTCTGCCTCCCGGCGACGGGTCAGCCCGTTCAGGACTTTGCCGCCAGCTTTATTCCAGCGCAGGAACTCATCGGCAGCGCCAGCGTAATCACCGGCGTTAAGTTTGCGCAGGAGAGTCGATGTCGACAATGACCGGGCGCCGAGGTTGTACGTGAACGACACCAGAGCATCGAATTGCCCCTGAGTCAGACCGACTTTAACCAGGCGGGACACGTCACTTTCGTAGCTGACCAGTCCGGTTTTCAGCAGGCGCTCCGCCGTTTCCTGCTTAATCACCATCCCGGCTCGGATCGGTTTTCCATCGACAGGCTGAGTCCAGCCGTAGCCGATCGTCCAGACGCCAACGCTGTCCTGGTACGCGGTAAGCCTGCAGCCTTCGAATTGCTTGATCAGGGCAATGCCTTTATCACTGGTTTGCATCACCGCCTCCAAACCGAGAATTAAACACCCGGGAAGCCATAACCTTCACTTGCTCTACGCCAACAAAACCGAGTGCGCCGCCTATAGCAATCGACAGGGACTGCGGAAGGTTGAAGTAATCAAGAGCTGACACAGCAGTAAGGGTCAGAGCTCCACAGATTGCCCCCTCAAGGAGCATTTTCTTCCAGCCGCCACCGCCGTAAGCGATTCGCAATGCGGCCATGGCAACCGATAGCAATACGGCACCCATCGGCGTTTCGCCACGCCACCAACTGTGGAGTAGTTCGATAAACTCCGTCCAGGAGTGGGGATCGTTATGCATTTTCATAGTCTCTAACCTCCGGCTTAAAAGCGGGGGCTGTGTGTTTGAAAGGGGTAAGGCCCTCGGGACGATTTAACAAGTAGGCGTGTCGATGATGGTTCCCGGGACCTTAATATTTACCTCAAAGAGGCATATTTTAATTTTGGCAGCGTGGTTGGCTCACTTTGAGAGACTCGATCTTCTTGATAAGCCCTCTGTGGAGCTGTGGATGCAACTGATCGCAGAGACTCTTATAGCCATGCGCAAGACTCATTTTTTCATTGAACCAAGCGAGATGGGCAAGGTATGGGTCTTCGAACATACCTAAATGCTTGTTCTTACCATTAACCTTTATATCGGCCTGAAATTTTGTTGAGCCTTTTTTTAGGCAAACGCCAATGGGATAATCACCCCTCCGAGCACCCCTTGAGGTAACAAAGCTATTGAGCGCCTGCGGGATAAAGATGCATGTTTTACTGGAATAAACTTTGTTACCGGGGAAAAGGAGATCCTTATCAAGCTCACACCCAGGAATGTATTTCGCGTCGTAAAACTTTTTAAATTCGCTAAAAAGATGCCACTCTTCATCAACAACACATCCTTCATAGCTAGGCCTGTAACAGACCCCCTCCCCATAACATCTCTTAAGCATCCCATGCCAAACTCTATATGCTCTTATTTTCTTCCCATCCACAAAAACAGGATGCACATCTAACTTTCCAACTCCGAAAATAAGACTTTCATTTGATTTCATGGTTGCGTTTACCTTTCTTTGAAATGAACCTTTGCCGCAATGGAAATCAGCCCGTCGAGGCTCGCCAGCACTAACTGACTTCCTCAAAGGCTCATTTCAAAGGGTGTGGTTCGACGTGGTTAGAGGCGCATTGCGGTGCGCTGAAATAAAAAAGCCCGCGACAGGCGGGCAATATGGGGGTAAGGCAATGTAGGCTCTCTGGCCGAAGGGTCCCAGGTAGTGGGTTCTGGTGCCGGGCAAAGGAATCGAACCTCTGACGCGCAGCTTACAAGGCTGCCGTTCTGCCACTGAACTAGACCGGCGAATTTGGCGGGACAGGAAGGATTCGAACCTTCGACCATTCGGTTAACAGCCGAACGCACAACCGCTGTGCTTCTGACCCTGAAACGAAAAAGCCCAAGGCGTTAACCTCGGGCTTGAATTTTTTTGCTTCGGAACGACTGAACGGATTCCCAGCGTTAGAGATGAATCTATCCAGTTTTTCCGCGAAATGCAACACCTATTTCCTATATATTTTCAACATTAGGGAAAATTATTTTCATCTTGTTACTTTTGAGAGAATGGAATCAGCCATAGACTCCTGTTTATGGCATTCGGCGACCAACTCCTCAAATAGCGGCTGAAGTTGCTCATATGCCGCCGTTTTCTTTATCTCCGCAACAGTATTAACGCCCTCAATTACCGTTGAGAACTTAAGCCTGGCGTAACCTCTACCACCGCAGCGGTCGCAGGCTTTCATTACTGGAACGCCCTGGCGATCGCTTTCTGCCTTGTCCAGCACCTTACCTTTGCCATGGCAGCGACACGAATTGCTGATAACGCCTTTTCCGTTACACGGCTTGCATTTAACTCGCACCACCTCACGCGCCTGTGTCCAGCTCTCCCAGTCGCTTGGGCGAACGGCACGCGACATTTTCGACCAGTAAGGCGGTTTCCCCCATGGGTATGAGACCTTGTTGGTAAACACTTGCGCCTCTGTAAATCCGCCACCATCACAGCAATCACATTTTCGAGTGCTGGCAGCACTTCTTGAATAATCCTGGTATGCAAAAGCGCAGAGAACCTTAAGCACGCCTGACCGAGCTGATTCATCGAGTTCAGACAGTGCTCTGAATTTACCTGATAACTTACGTGCCTGCTCATAGAGTCTCTCCAGTGCTATATCTGGGCTGCTAATGCCGATTTTCGAGAGGTAAAGATCGAAACCAAACCCGCACTTGTGGCCAGCAAGGCCAAGCGCCGCCATAACGTCAGTGCCGGTGAGACTGTCTGATGCGGTTGCGCGAGGAGAGTCACTGAACATCGGTGATTTAGGCGCAAAGTATTTAGCGATTGATTCGAGGTTCATTATGCGGCTTCCTTCTGTGGCTGGTTGGTTTTGGTCTGGCTGTGCTTTGCTACTGGCGGCATGCTGGCGCGCTTAACGCTCTCAACCTGGTATCGGGTTATCTCGTCTCTGGTCACGGCGCGCACTTCCCAATAATGATCTGCCCCTTCTCTCCCCAGACCTTTGTGATGCGACAATCCCAGATGTGAGCATCATTCTCATAAAGCGCATCCATCAGGGCCTTCAGCATGTTGTCGCAGTCTGGCTTGGCCTGGTGGGGCTTCCCAGCGAACTCAGCTCGTTTCTTCTTACTCCAGCTTGGTGGCATTGGTAGGACGAATGTCACATGTGATCCGGATTCAGGCATGGTCAGCTTGCGCAGGCGGACCTCATCGCAAAAAGCGCGATAACGCATTACAGGTGGACGCTGTTTCCACTTATCCGCGCGGGTCATGCGAGGCTTGCCGATTGGTGTGATGTCGTAGATTTTCATGCAGGCACCACCAAGCCACGACGGGCAATCTGGATAATGGTCAGGACGATGGCGCGATCCATTAACTGGCGGCGCTCGTCACGACTCAGCCCCTTCCCGTTATCAATCTCTGAATGGCAGGTGACACAGATAGCGGCGGTGGCGCAGTCGTCTGTTTTCATTCCGATACCCTTTCCCTCGTTGCGGTGTGCCACCTGCACGCCCCAGGCTCCGCACAGGACGCATTGCTCAATCTGGCCGACTGCGGCGAGCCACTTCTTGCTGCGGTAGGTTTTACTCATGGTCACCACCTTGGACCTGTACCAACGTGAGGTTTCCGCAGAACACGGCACCGGTATCGATGTACATCTGGTTGGCATACTTCAGGGGCTGGCGCGCTGGGGTGTGCCCGAAGATAAACAGACCGGCACCGGATATCGGCGAGACAATGCCGTCCTGAGCGTCGCTAACCCTCTCACGATTCCAGATGACCATATCTTTCGGGACAGGCTTATCGAATTCATATTCGTTGTGAGGGTAGTCAGCGTGGCAGATAACGATTTTACGTTCAGCGGTAACCAGCTCGATGACGAGTGGCAGCTCAGTTGCTTTGTGAACCAGAGCCTTAGCCAGCACTTCTTTGTCATAGTCGAGATTGAAGAACCAACCGCCACCATTTACCAGCCAGTGATTGACGTTCCCATACTCCGATAGCCCATCAATCATCATCTGCTCATGGTTTCCTCGCACAGCCCGGAACCAAGGCATAGTAATCAGTTCCAGGCACTCGACGTTTTCCGCGCCGCGGTCAACAAGGTCGCCAACCGAGATCAGCAAATCATGCGCCGGGTCGAACGAAACTTTTTCGAGCTCATTCATCAGCAGCGTGTAGCACCCATGCAGATCCCCGACGACGAAGATATTGCGCCAGTCAGCGCCATTAATGCGTTGATACATGCTCATGCGGATTTTCTCCTCGCCGCGAGACGCAGCCATTTCTGATCCACCAGGCGGGCGGTGTAGTCTTTCAGTGTCGGGATTTCGGACGGCTTAACCGCCGGCTTGCGCTGGCGGCGCGCCGGAACGCGGAAGATTTCATTGGTGATGACGCGTGCGAGAGGGCTAGCCATTACGCAACCCTCCCGAAGTAATCACCTGAGTAGCGAACTTCACGGAGTTGCACGCCGTTTTGCATAGCAAATGCCTGGCTGTATTCGATGAGACTGGTCATGCGACGGATGCCCATCTTCGCAGTGCTTTCCCGGATGGCGCAGAACTCCCCTTCCAGACCCGGCACCACTTCACCAGGCTTACCGGTGGCAATGGCATGGCCTGAGACATACAGGACTTTCCATGAAGCGAGGTCGCGTGACTTGCCAGCCCATTGCAATTGCTTCGCTGTATCGCCACAGAGAGCGTGGAAGAGGTCGTTTTGGGCGAGAGTGCGGTCAGCCTCAGAAAACTTCACCACGAGCGGCAGAGCGTCGTTAACGGGCAGCTTCCTGATGTAGTCGATGAGGTTATCGCGAACGCGTTCGTCGCGGAGGTAGAAAACAGGCTGTTTCATACGCCACCTCCGAGAGGTAACGCAGAATGAAGAAAATCGCAGGTGCATTTCTGCATCTGTGACAAGGTGAGGAGTTCAGATTGTGGTCGCATTTAAGTCCCCTTAAATGCGCAGAAGTCACTGACGGGTGTTCAGGCCGTCAGCAAAGAAAGTATGGACGGTTGATTCAACAAAATCAACTGAAGAGAAAGGCCTCCGAAGAGGCCTGAGTTTTGTGCGTCAAAGCGGTTTTACGTCGCGCTTAGCCTCGGGCCGATGAATGCGGATCGTCATTCCACTATGGGTGGTGATCACCATGCTATCCCCAGGATTGATATCAGCCAGATCAAAAGCCTCGTAAAACGAATCCATAGCTAGGGTTTTCTCGTCTTTCCGGTTCCACCAGCGCCAACAACGGCGAAACAGAAAACCAATAAACCAGCCATGCGATTTGGCTGCCAGGTAAAACCATGCGATCACCATCGTTGCGAAAAATAACCAGTCCGTCGCACTGAAGTCTCTAAATGCGGCCATCACTTCACCTCCTGCTGCGGTGCTGCTGCTATCATCCGGCGATACACATCGTAAGTTCCGAATTGTTCATCACCAGCCTCAAGCATTTCATGGGTGGGTTCTTCTGGCACCAGCACCCAACCATCTGGGATCACCGGAGAGTTTCCGCTGGGCAACTCGGCAATTTTTGGCGAAGAATCAAGAGCTGGTGCGGTCTGCATGGTGGTGGGCGTCTCGGCGTTTTCGACACCCTGAAGCATGGCGGTGACAGCGTTGATAGCGTCAACTTGAGGCATCTCCATCATGCGATGATCGCTCGTTACTATGAATGGCTCAGAGTGCTTAAGCATGGCGGCTCGGCACTGATTGAATCCATGTGCCCATGCTGATGCAAGAGCCATATCGTCTTCGGTGATTTCCTCTGGAACATCTTCCCAGCAAACTTCATCAGGCACAGATACCGGCGCTGGAGGGGCGGCATATAGCGCCTGACAACTCCACCCAGACCAGTGAGCTCCTTCAGCTCTCTCATCATCTTCAGGCCTAACGAGAGATACTTCGCTTGGATGTTTCCTGTGTGACCACAGCCAGGCTACGGGTTCTGCTTTTGCTGGCGCTGGATGGGCGGTGCGATACAGAAGCACATCACCCATCTCTTTTCTGGATGCTGGCCATACATCTGCATCAGCGCCAGATTTGAGATAATCAAGATTGGACTGGTCGATTACGCACACAGCCTCCGCTTCGAGCGATGCCAGCGCGATACGCGCCAGCGCCGAAGCCTCACCGCATTGAACGTGGTCAGTTTCGATAATTTGCTGTAACTGCTCTTTGGTGAATTCTCTGGTAATAGTGCTCATGAGTCCTCTCCTTTACCGGCTGCGGCGATGTTGATGCCAATAGCAGATAGCGCCTCTTTGATTTCCCAGAGAGCATAAACCGGATAGCGATCTGAACCGTCGCAGCACTTATCCTTTTCGCTATGAGAAACGGCAACATCATCCCAATAGTCATCAGGGGCATGGCCTGCCTGAATCCAGATGAGGTGAGCATGAGGATTAGGCAATTTCACCTCCCGCGCCTCCAGCTCAGCAATCCGTTTCTCTGCGGCTTCTAGTTTCAACTCCAGCTCAGCAATCCGCCTGTCTTTGGCATCCAGCTCATCCAACATCCTACCCAGAGTTTTGGTGTGCATTTCTTCTCGCTCAAGCAATGCTGTTCCGCAATGTCGTTGCTCAAGTTCAGCAATCTCATTCAGCAGCGCCAGCATTGTTTCCGGGCTAGCTGCAGCGATATATCTCAATACGTTTTCAGACTGTTTCACTCCCCCTGCGGCTTTATTCAGACAGTAGATAGCCTCTGCTCCGCCTACTGTGATATATCCCCGCCCTGGGGCGCTGAGGTCGCTGGTGTAGACGTACTCCCAGTCATTTTGTCCTGCACGTTCAGCCGCTTCACGTAATGCGCGTTTGTCGATGTTGCTCACTGGGCGGCCTCCTTCTGCGCAATTTCACCCCATGTTTTCAGGCTATCCGTTTGAACACCGACGCCAAGCAGCGCGAGAATTTCTTCAGGTGTTTCTCGTACAACTATCTTTTCGCCCGAGGTCATTTTGATGTGGCTTACTCCAGCAAACAAAAACGACTCAATATGCTCAGCCACAACAAAAACTGGCTCGTAGATTGTTTTCTCTTCCCAACCGATAATCGAATCGACCGGACGAGAAACTGTTGCCTGCTGACTCAGTTTTAAAATTTTCATACCCCTACCCTCCCCCAAACCATCAATACTCGCTTCATTGCCGCGCTATTGCGGCACTCCTGGCAGATCACGTTCACCGACTCAGCACGGCGACCTGCTTTCTTTTTTGCCTGTGCCAACGAATAAACACGGTGGCCTTTCGGGCCTTCAAACTTCAGCTCACCAGAGTTGACCATCACCGAAATAACGCTGGAGATGCTCCGGTAACTGGTGCCCATGACCTCAGCAATTTGAGTTGCCCCCAGTTTGCTGCCATCACTCAGTACAGATGCGATCCGCGCCGGATAACTCTCATCGCTCACTCTGCGTGCGGCAGCGCTGCTGAATGCGCCATTCAACGCGCGGTTCTTCAGGTGGAGAGCGCCAGCGCCTTTCCGCCATTCCTGATAGTCAGATTCACTGGTGAAGTAGCCAAAGCCCGCCATGCTGAAAATCAGACCCAGGTTGCGCAGTGCAGCGATTTCACGGTCCAGTCCCTTACCACTGATGCCAATCACCACAATGAGGTCAGCACGCTTAACAGGCTGGTTAGCGGCCACGTAATCAACGATGCGTTGTTTTAAGCTGTCCATCTCACACCATCCCGTTCGACTTGTTGCGGTTATACTTCGCCAGCAGCAGCTGGATAGGCGTCGGCCCGTGCTCGG